AGATATGATGGACCTGAGTTTATACAGGCTTTAGAAGATTATTTTTCTGATAACGGATACTCAATAGTATCTTTGTCTGGAATGTCTATATTTGAGCAGATCTCTTATTTTTACAATGCAGAAAAAATTGCAGGCAGCCCAGGAACAAATCTCTGTAATGTAATATTTTCTAAGCCAGATGTTACTCTAACCCAAGTTATTAATTACAAAGACTATGAGTATCCTTGGAATAAAGAGTTTGATAGCGTCATATCTCCAAAATATCAGTATATTGATGTTGTAGGAATGACAGGTTATGCAGAGGTTATGGAAAAACTAAAAGGATCAGGGGTAAAATAAATGTACAACGGAATAACAGTAGACGGCTTTTTGACAAAAGATCAATGTTCGTATATAATAGAAAGAGCGGTTAGTTCAGAACTCTGGGAGGAATCTGGAGACAGGTTCTGGACTAATCGTCTTATTACTTGTGATAATATAGAGCGTTACGATTCTGAAGTAGCAAGATTGATGAGAGATGCTAATCGTAGATGCAAAGAAGTACTGAAAGATAAGTACGGATTAGGTCTTGAATCTGATACCTTGCACATTGTAAGATGGTTTCCAGGAATGGAACAACCATTACATGCAGATGATATGACTAATACTGAACACAGAGGATTTGAGCACAGACTATTTGGATCCATTATTTATCTAAACGAAGATTATCAAGGTGGTAAGACATATTACGGAAACTTTGATATTCAAGTAACTCCAAAAGTAGGAACCCTTGCAATTCATCCAGGAGATCCTGAGCATTTGCATGGAGTTACAAAAATTGAGGGTGGAACAAGATACACCATAGCATCCTTTTGGGCTAAAGCATGACTTATATGAATGATCCTGGATATGAAGTTCCAGATAATCATATATTAGTTGTTCCGCATTCTTTAGATATTCCAGAACATGGTTACTACAATAAAATAATAACTCCACTTGCTGGTAAGGTTAAAAGAGACTGGTTTACTGATCATTTTTATTACTGCCTGCCAATAAATATAGGAAATCAGTATGGCTTTGTAATTAAGTCATTGATAGACTTTGAGGCATTTTGGCCAGGGTATGAAGATCCAGCAGAAATTACAATATTGAATGAAGACAATAAAGGTCTTCAACTTATTGGCGGTGGATTTGGAAGTGGCATTATTACAATTCAAAACATGTTTGCTCTTAAGACTCCTCCAGGGATTAATTTGATGACAATCCAGCCACCAAATATGTTTATTCCTACATGTGTGGCTATGACTGGAGTAATTGAAACAGACAACATTCGTAGAGATTTTACCTTTAACCTTAAAATGACGCTTAAGAATCATAAGGTTAAAGTAAGTAAGGGTGATCCTTTAGGAGCATTTATTCCTATCCCACGCAATTTTGTGGAAAACTTTAATGTTCTTCCTGCTACTGATATTTTTGATAAAGAAATAGTTGAAAGAGATGCCAAAGAATCTCAAATTCTTGGGATTGAAAGAAGAACAAGAGATAAAGAAAAGCCACATGGCTCTGGAAGAAGATACTTTAAGGGCTATCACACAGACGATACACAATATACCAATCATCAAAGAAAGACAACATAAGGAGAAATAAATGTCACCACAGGAATGGGCAGGCTTAGCAGTAGCCGTAACAACAATAGTAACTGCCTATGTAGGATCAATTAGGTGGCTTGTCAAGCACTATTTATCTGAACTTCATAAAAATGGTGGCACATCACTCAGAGATTCCGTTGATAGATTAGAGACACAGGTTGAACAAATAGTCTTAATCTTAATGGCGGAAGGCGTAAGACCTAAAAGAAAAGCACCACCAAAGGAGAAATAAAATGGCTAAAGCCAAAGCAGTAAAAACCAACAAAGAGAAGGCACTTGCAGCAGTAGAATCATGGGCAAGAGCAAGCCTTGCATCAGCAGTAGCCCTGTATATATCTGGAATCACAGATCCAAAGGTACTTTTGAATGCATTTTTAGCAGGTCTATTAGGACCTTTAGTTAAGGCTCTACAGCCAAATCAAAAGGATTATGGAGTAAACAGTAAATAATTGACTCTCTGCCTTGGCCTACAGTGCCCTTTAAAGGCACCTACAAGGCGATTACAGACCTTTCCAGGTCATAAGGTATGGGTCAGGTCCTGATAGGGGCTAATTGACGGCAAGCAGACGGAATCAAATAGTGATACACTTAAACAATGATGGAATATAAAGAAGCCTTTAAAGATGGGTATGACCATGCAAGAGAAGAATTGCTGGAGAACCTGTCTAAAATTGAGGGCTTGGACGATTGGACGATTGATCGTCTATGTGAAATGATAGAAAATAATCAATTGTAAGGAGGTATTAACGACCAATGAGTAGGGGCTCTATCTACCAAAGGAGATTAATATTAACAAAGACACATTTATTGCTGGACTATCTATAGTAATATCAGTATTAATGCTACAGATAACCAGCCCAACACCAGCAGTACCAGTAGTATATAAAGAAAGGCCACCTCTGATGCAGGTATCTGCCAAAGAAGTAGCCAGAGAGTTGTTAAATCCAAAACAGTATGGATGCTTAACTAAATTAATAGGGAAAGAGTCTGCTTGGAATCCAAAAGCAGAGAACCCAAAATCCACAGCGAGTGGCCTTGGACAGTTATTGGATTCAACATACAGTTCTTTGGGTATGAAGAAATCTAATGCAGGTGTAAGTCAGTTAGTGGCAACGCTGTCTTATATTTCACGACGGCATTCGCATCCATGCGGAGCACTAAGACATTGGAAACTTTACAATTGGTACTAACTGTGATATGCTTAGGGCATGAAAAAACTTGAAGTAAAAGAAAAAGTATGTGAATTATGTGGCATAATATTTTCACAAACTACAGAAAGAGATGCACATCAATGGAATTTAAAAAGATTCTGCTCTAAAAAATGTCAAAATAAATATAGTTCTATTAAAAAAAGAACTATAGAGCCACCAAATCCAAGTGGTTTATGCCTTTGTGGATGTGGAGAAACTACTCCTTTGGCAAAAAGTAGTTCTAATAGGAATCTAACAACATCAAAAGGAGAGCATTTATCTTTTGTTGCTGGACACCATGTGATGGCAATTGCTAAAAAAACTGGTGGAAAAGGAAAGTATGGCTACGGACGCTACATAAATACCCAAGGCTATATATTTCGTAATTTAAATAGTATATTTAAAGAAGATCATGCTTTAATTTCATCAATGTTGATAAAAAGTCGTGGATTTATAGGAATTTTAGAACATAGATATGTAATGGCTAAATCTTTAGGTAGACCTCTAACTAAACAAGAAAATGTTCATCACAAAAATGGAAACAAAACTGATAACTCATTAAATAATCTTGAATTGTGGAGAACATCTCAGCCGTCTGGTCAAAGAAGTTCTGATATTTGTGAACACTGCAATGGATCAGGATTAAAAACAATTTAAACATTTTTAAAACAAAGGATGGTGCTAAAATGACTGAAGAAACTACACAAGAAGAAATAAATAGAATTTATGACCGTGATGAAGACGGTAATAAAGTAAAAAATCAATTAGATTGACAGACGCTTATAGCATCTGCTACAATATAATTCTATGTTGAACGCACCTCCTGGTGAATCCATAGATATAGGAAGTCCTGGTTCTTAAACTCCCGTTTCTTGCCAGGGCTTCCTTTTTTTATGCCCAAAAACAGGTAGAGTTGCAACTATTAAAAAATCATGATATAGTAGTACTACTTCAGGGCGTTTAGAGATCACATCAATGTTGGTTCTGAAGGGACTACGGGCAGATGCTTAGAGTCTCGTTGAATCCTCACCGCAAGTGCTGTGATTACGAAGTGGTACAAATGGGCGAAGCCCTATCTTTAATTTAAAGATTTATTTCTATATGTTAAGGACAGCCATGGGCAGAATATGAAAAGAAAAGGATAAAAGAAATGGGAAGTAATATAAATTGGATAGATGAAAGAAGTCCTTTTAAAAAAGAAAAGGATTACATAGATAGTAGAAATACTACTCCTGGTTGGAGAACTCTATTAAACATTGATAACTACATTAATTGCAATGCTTGTACAAGAAGAATTAAAAGAGGGCAGAAAATGCTTTGGCACTCTGAAACAGATTCAAAGATACACTTAGCAAAAGATTGCAAGTTGTGGTAATATGGATAACATGTTTATAGCAATAATAACGGCAGGCGTTACTAACCTCATAACAGGCAATATTCTTATTGCAATGTGCATTGGTTGGTTAGTATATTTATATAGAAGAGGCAAAAATGAAAATGTATGAACCAGTAGTTGTTAAATCTTTTTGGAGAAAATATAAAGAAGAACAAATTCAGGCTATGTCTGAAGAAGAAGTCATGCAAGTAATTGATGCTCATTTGGAACAATACATAGAAGGCTGGCAGAAAAGAAACAAAGGCAAAGACTTACCAGATCTTGCCAAAGGAACAATTGCTGATGTAAGGAACAAAAGAACAGACATTAATAAGTCTCCAAGAATAGCACGGAAGTGATATAATGGTAAGACGATATTTCTTTAACGCAAGAAATGAAAAACACTTTAACAAGAAATGGAGCAAGCAAATGGGTGGATACATAGGATTAGAAAGTGATAAGTCAGAATGGATTAGAGGACAAGTTACTCCTGAACATAAAGTACAAGAAGCAATAGATGGATTAAATGCAGCAACCATTGCATTAGACAAATTGATCCGTGAGATGCAGGAAAACTGTAAATGCCTGAGTTAAATGCCAATATTCCACCTATAGAATGTTATGTTCGTGGTAATTTTCTAAGAAATCAAGAAGATAGTCATGATAAGTATTTTCCTGTTGTTATCTTTGCCGTCGCAAGTTTAAAGGGCAGAAGCCCACTGTTCCATTTCTTAATGGAGGATGGTGGTATATGGTGGAGAATGCCTATAAATGCTTTCTGCACAAAACCAGGGGTCAAAGAAGAACCAATATATAACCTGGTACTATGGAACTGCTTCTCATCACATATAGCAGTAAACAAGTTTGAGAACCTAAGCAATCTAAGAATGTCGTATATTGATAGAGAGAAGACTAAGGTTAAAGGCAAGTATCTATTTACTATGGATCATCACAATCCTGATAGTAATATTTTGGACGATGGATATTCAGAGAGCCCTGGACAACATAAATGTTTTCATGTTATAGAACGAGATGATGGTAACTTTGCTTTGCAACCTAACAATCGTGTAAGAGTTCAAGAACCTTCCTTTGTTACAAAGAAAGACTTGGTTATAGATAGATTGATAAATACAAACAAGTGGGATGTAGAATCATATGATAAATGGATATTAGAAGACTCCAATGCCTATGACTACAAGATAGAGAAAAGAGACTAAGTTGAGATTTCACATAATCGGATTACCGCACACAAATACAACAGCAGAGTACGAAAATTGTGCTTATACAAACAAGATTATAAACTTCTGTAATATGATGACCTCTCTTGGTCATGAAACATTTTTATATGGCGGAACAGAGAATGAAGCCAATGTAACAGAATTCATCCCATGTATGCCAGAACAAGAAAGACTTGCCCTATTAGATGGCAAGCATTTTCTACATGTTGAGTATGATGCTGAATTAGAAGGATGGCAGTATTTTAACAATGCCGTCACAAATGCAATCAAGGAAAGAATAGAGCCTAAAGACTTTATATTGTTTATTGCTGGATCTACACAGGTAAGCATTGCTAATGAGTTTCCAAGAAATCTAAGAGTAGAATACGGCATTGGCTATGGTGGAACATTTGCACCATTTAGAGTATTTGAGTCTGAAG